TATTTTGCTTAATTCTTAAATATTATATACTTAATATATCGTATATAATAATCATTTTGTATATTTGCAGCCAAAAAGAGACAACTATGACAAAGGTTATACACGTGCAATTATTGCAGGGACGGAAGAATTATTATTTCGGCTCAATTCCTGCTATATACAGCGTTCTAACAGCTGAAGACATAGGTATAAAGCAAGTATCTTTAGAACGCGTAGGACTAAGCAAGGGAGGCATAGTTCTGAATAAGAAGGCTTATATTTGTGCCGGTGAACTTATACGCTCTAAGACGACAAAAAAAGGGAAATTTTAAACGGATAAAACGCTGATTGAACGATAGTTGAACGGCTTTCAATACGTTTTTGAACGGTTGGAAGCCATTTTTGCGTTTTATTGGGTTGAAAAACGGGTGATTTTAGGGTAAAAATGGGGTTACTTTAATAGTTACCTTAACAGTTACTTTAATAAAATAAAACGAAATGTGATAGTTACCTTAATAGTTACCTTAACACTTTTCGTGTATTTCTACCCACATTTACCCCCCTAATAAGGACGAAAAAAAGTGGATTGACCCTATTTTTTATCATTTACCCCCCCCATTTATTCCGTATAAGTAGGGGTATAATACAATGAGGTGAAATAAAAAAGCTTCGTGAAATGCCCTGTTTATCGGAGTTTTTGCTTATATTTGTGGTGTAAAACTATTAAAAAGTGTGCGCGTGGCGCATAAGGAGGGTAATATGAAATATAAAAATGTTGCAGAATTGATTAATAAATGGGAGTCGTTAATGGGTAAAGAACAGACATTATGTAGATTGAAAGCAATGCGCGATTATGCTGCAGAATGTTTGAAAGAGCATCCACACGAGAAATGCGCAGATGCTCTTGATGATAATATGTGCCTACTTGAGGCAGTTGTTGCTGAAGCAGAGGCTCTTCTTCAATAGTTGGAATTAATCATCTATAAAAACAGCGTCTTGGATATTGCTTGATATATCACTCAATACACCAATATTTAAACGCTTAATGTATTTTCCAAGATCTTGATAAGTGATGTCAAATGACTTTTTGTGTACCTCGACCTTTTCCGTGTTCCTTAATCTTTCGGCAACTTGCTCATAAGGTTCGTGGTCTGAAGCTCTTTCGACCAGATATGCCGAAACTGTTAGTGGGTACTCTCCTATTGTTTCTCCATCCAAAAACTCAAGACCCAGCAGAAACCACCCGTGAAGGTCAATACCATTATCTTCACACATTCTCCACAAAAAATCATTCATGTGTCCGTCAATTGCAGCAATACCCTTCATGTCATTGTACTGCGTACCAATTTCATTTTTGAGAAGACTAAAATTGAAATCTTTCATTGTTATATAGAATTTAGTTAATAATTATATAGTTTGTTTTTTCTTATTCGAGATTTACGTGCCCTATAACGAGTGCGATACCAGCTATTTCTTCCTTGGGTATATCGAAAGGAGGGTATCGGGTATTCTCGCTTACTGCAGAGAGCGAGTTTGTTGTAGTACCTGGCATTAGCCGTTTGATAAGTAGTCCTTGCTCACGTGTTGCAATGACATGTGGTCGATTCCACTGTATGAAACCTGAGTTATGTATGATAGTACAGCCAACGATATCACCTGCATTGTATTTAGGTTGCATAGAGTCGCCTGTTACTTCGATCATAAAGTCGACATGCTGTCTTCTCCATTTTGGAATAACATAATACTCTTTTACATCGCTTTCGGTTATTGCAAAATCGGCATTGCCGAATCCTGCAACAACCTTTTGTGATACTAAAGGTATCAACTCATGTGTGGAATGTTGCGGATCAAGACAGCGGAAAGCCTCAGGAAGTCTATCTCTTGCTGTTGGCGTATTCGGTTGTGCTGTTACGCGTGGCTCTTGTGTTGTGGGTTTGAGCATAGCACCCTCACCTGTGAGAAGCCAATCTGCGGAAATATTCGCATTTGCGCATATTTTAGAAATTACATCAAAGGAAGGCTTGCCTTGTCTTGCACCTACAACATTGGCAATTACCGTAGGCGTTACTCCGATAGCCTTTGCGAAGGCACTTTGATTGCCTTTGTAAACGGAATTGATTATAGCTTCAAAGCGTTTGTTTATGTCCATTTTTAATCGTTTTTGCGCTATTGCGTAAAATAAATGCAAAATAATTTGGATTATTCGCAAATGCGTATTATCTTTGCAGCGTGTTAAGTTTATTAACAGCGTCCAAAGATACGAAAATTGGGTGTAATTTGCAAACTTTAAAGATTAAAGAATATGAATGAAACTCTTTTAGACAAAGTAAGTGCTGAAAATGTAGATATGCTGATAGGTGCATTATCAGAAATCTTGAGCGAGATGTGTAGTATAGAGGAGAATCAAGAGAACAGACATCGTGACGATACCTACTGTACATGCCTTTCGCTAAATAGCATAGCTTTGGCATCTCTTCGGAGACATGCAAGAGAGAAGACAGCGATTGATATGTAGGTAACACTGCCCTTAAGAACAACAATTAAAAAGCAACAGATATATGGAAAAGCAGATTTTTGTGAATGAGAAAGCCAAGGCACACCTTCGCAAGGTGTTCAACTGTACGGGTGTGATGGTGTGGAAAGCCTTGAAATTCAAAAGTGACAGCGACCTTGCAAGGAAAATTCGCTTCACAGCGTTACAACAACTTAATGGAATAGCGAATTGGACTCCAGAAGAGGTGGAGACTACACACGAAGAAACCGAGCGAACAATGACGCAACACTTCAGCGCACGTGTGAAGCTGGTGTATGACCGCACGGACGGCAGTGCGCATATACTGGTTGATGGAAAAGAGGAACGCGTTGAGCAGCCTTCTGACATACCTGGCTTTATGGAGTTGCAGAACGAGGTTGAAATGATAGCTATGAGTTTGTAATCTAAACGGGATGGAATACTTCAATAAGATATTGTGCGTAACGAGTCCTGAACTGACATCTGGCAGCAATCCTATCTTCAAAGAGGGCACACTGAATGTGTATGCTTCAAAAGGTAAGGTTTCACGTGTTCATCGGTTCGGAGGCGAGGGTGGCTATACACTCTACGCATGGAGTTCCATTCCTCAGAAATACAAGGCTCGGTATATGGAACGATACGGTGATCCAGAGCAACGAATGAAGGAAGCAATGATGCGTGACCGCATCAAGCTTGATAGTGAGGCACGTGAGTTCTTTGAAAACTTCACCTACGAGAAGAACGGCAAGCAGGAACATCTTACAGAGAAGCTCATTGAAGAGTACACCATTAATGCGAGTGTTCTGAAAGAACTGTTGAAAATGATGGCACAGCGTAGAGCTATCCGTCAGAGTCTGAATGGTAGCACGGGCGGAGCTTGGGAGGTAATCTATCAGAGTTCTGAAGCTATGCGCGAAGAGTATCAGCACACCCTTCCACAGAACGAAGCACGCCTGAAGGCAAAGATTAAGGCTTTCAAAGCAGATGGGTATAAGAGTCTTATTAGCGGTAAGGTAGGCAATAAGAACACGCAGAAGATTACTGACGAGTTCGGACAGCTACTCATCGCACTGAAGCGTTGCAGAGTTCCAGTCTACACCGATGCGCAGCTCTTTGAAGAGGCAAACCGCCAGGCAGAAGCAAACGGCTGGAAGCCACTGAAAAGCCTTAGCGGTATGAAGCGATGGCTGAACAGTGCTGCGATTATGCCACTATGGTACGATGCTGTGCATGGTGAGCAGGCAGCACGACAGAAGTTCGGACGTAAACACCGCACGGCACTGCCAACGAAGCGTGATGCGCTGTGGTATGGTGATGGTACGAAGCTGAACCTATATTATAAGGATGATGCTGGCAAGGTGCGCACCACGCAGGTCTATGTAGTCATTGACGCGATGAGTGAGGTGATGCTTGGTTGGCATATCAGCGATACGGAGGACTACGAAGCGCAATACCACGCATATCGCATGGCAATTCAGACCAGCAAGCACAAGCCTTACGAGATTGTGCACGACAACCAAGGCGGGCACAAAAAGCTGGACGCCGACGGATTATTCAGTAAGCTTTGCCACGTGCATAGAACGACACAACCATATAATGGTGAATCAAAGACCATTGAGGCAGTGTTCGGCCGATTCCAACAACAAGTACTGCATAAGGATTGGCGTTTCACAGGTCAGAACATTACGGCAAAGAAGATGTCGAGCCGTCCGAACCTTGAATTTATTGAGGAGAACAAGGATTCACTCTATACACTTGAGGAACTGAAAGATGCTTACACAACGGCTACTAAGGAGTGGAACGAAATGCAACACCCTGCATACGGCAAGAGCCGTCAGGAAGCCTACGACAATAGCGTGAATGAGGAGACACAGCAAGTTACAGCACACGATATGGTGGATATGTTCTGGGTAACGGCTAAGCGTATGAGCACCTTCACCGACCAGGGCATAAGCGTAACGATTAAGAAGGAGAAGCGACAATACGAGGTAATGAGTGAACCGGGTATGCCAGACCACGAGTGGCGTAGACAGCACACTTACGAGCGGTTCGTAGTCAAGTACGATCCTTACGACTTCGGAAGCGTTCGGCTCTATAAGAAAGAAGCTGATGGTAGTCTGCGCTTTGAAAGAGTAGCAGAACCATACGTTGTGATTCATCGTGCCATACAAGATCAGACAGAAGGCGAAGCTGCATTCATCAGACAGGAACAGGCTGCGAACACTACTGACCGTATTGAGCGCACCGTTGCTGGACGTGAGATTGAAAAGGCTCACGGCGTAATGCCAGAGCAGCACGGTCTGCGTAGTCCAAAGCCTAAGGGAATGACAGCAGCTGAACGCAGGCAGATAGAACGCCGTACAGGTATCTATAGCAAGTCGCCTGAAGAGTATAAGATTGGAAGAAAGACAAAGCAGGTAAGCCTTGAGGATTGGTCAGCGGTTGAGACAACTGTGGTTGATATGGCTTCAGTAGCTGGAAAGCTTTAATAAGAAAGTAAAATATTTAAAAGAACAATATTATGAAACTGACAAAGAACGAAAAAGGACAGATACAAGAGTACTTGAGACAATACGTCAGCAAGTATCCAAGTCAGAACAAGGCTGCACAGAGCCTCATGGGAACGAGCAGCGCAACGGTGAGCAGCATTCTGCAAGGTAAGTGGGAGAACATTTCGGACGATATGTGGCGTAACCTCGCTTCACAGTTGGGCACCACGGCAGGGACAGGCTGGCAGGTAGTTGAAACGAAAGCCTTTCAGGAAATGACACTCGTCATGAAAGATGCCCAAGCCGTGAAGAATGTCACATGGATAGTGGGAGAAGCAGGCTGTGGAAAGACAACCACAGCTAAGCTATACGCCAGCGAACACAATGAGGTGTTTTATATCCTCTGCTCAGAAGATATGAAGAAAAGCGACTTCATCCGTGAGATTGCACGACGTATAGGTCAGCGTACAGAAGGTTACAGCATCAGAGAGCTGCTCGACAGAATCATTGACGATCTTATTCAGATGGAAGCACCACTGCTTCTTTTTGACGAGGCGGACAAGTTGCCGGAGAGAGTGTTCCACTATTTTATTGACCTTTACAACCGACTGGAGGACAAGTGCGGTATCGTCTTCTTCTCTACAAGCTATATCAAGCGTCGTATGACAATGGGACTGCGATACAACAAGTGTGGATATAACGAGATACACTCGCGTATCGGTCGCAAATTCTTTGAGTTGGAGCGTACAGGAGCTCATGATGTCTATGTGGTTTGTATGGCAAATGGCGTAACAGATAAAGCACGCATATCGGAAGTAGTGAAAGACTCTGAAGAATACGAGTTCGACTTGCGCAGAGTAAAGAAGAGCATTCACAGAGTGAAGTTAATGGCTGCTCAAACAGCGGTAAAACAACATTCAAATAACGTTCAAACCTCAAAACAATGAATAGAGCAATGTCAGTAACCGATATGCTACGTATGAAGAAAGAAACTTATCCATTTGAAGGCGACTGGGCAGATGCTTTCGGAGTACCGGAGCGAGGAGGTGTATGGTTCATCTGGGGACGAAGCGGAAGCGGTAAGACCAGCTTTACGATGAAGCTCTGCAAAGAGTTGGCAAAGTACGGAAAGGTTGCCTACAACTCCTTAGAGGAAGGTTTCTCTCTGACAATGAAGAATGCGCTTATGAAAGCAGGTATGCAAGACGTTGCACGGCGGTTTATCCTCATCAGTGAGAGTATGGAAGACCTTGATGCACGTCTCAAGAAGCGCAAAAGCCCAGACATCGTGGTCATTGACAGCTTTCAATATACACAGATGAGCTTTAAGGAGTATCAGAAGTTTAAGGCGCAACATCGTGATAAGCTTCTTATCTTCATCAGTCAGGCAGAAGGAAACAAACCTTCAGGACGTACAGCCGTGAGCGTTATGTTTGATGCTGCACTGAAGATATGGGTGGAGGGCTACAGAGCTATCAGTAAAGGACGCTATTTTGGTAATCTTGGTTATTACACGATATGGGAGGAAAGAGCCAAGGTGTACTGGGGTGAATGAAAAGTAGATAATATTCAATTGAGATAATATGAAAAGAACAGCAAACGATGGCAGTTTCAAGAAAGGGAATGTGCCGTACAATAAGGGAACAAACATATCCTCACGAAAGCATCATACACGGAAAGGTGTGCAGGGGTTCTTGAAGCGGGCGGTACTTATGATAGCGCAGGACGGAAGTGTCGTCCGAGAGTTTGAGAGCGTGGCTGAATGTCAGAAATATTTGGGATTAAAAGACCGCCATTCCATATCATACGCCATAAAAAAACAGCAGCTGTGCGCTGGACATAAATTGTTGTATGAAGATGACTGGTCTCCTTTGGGAGATTACAGGTGGCGGCCGACAATAGGAAGGAATATTGACGGTTCCCTGAAAAAAGGACACCCTTGGTCTTCACTTTATAATTCAAGAATGAGCGAGGAAATGAAAGAGAAAAGGCGAAAGGCATCGAGCGAGCAAAGCAAGCGTATGGCAGACGACCCGAACAGCAAATGGGGGAAAGGCGTTCAGAAGCCTATCTTATGCATAACTACCGGTATCAGGTATGAATCCATCAAGCAAGCTTCCAGCCAGTTGAATATTCCTGCGAACTATATCAGTGCGGCCATATTGAGGTTTGGAACGACAAAAGGCTTGAAATTTAGAAATATTTAAAGTGTTTAATGGTATGGCAAGTAAGCGAGACAACCTACTCTATCGGTTACGGAAGAAAGGTGTGAGAGTGATAACACGTGAGCGCACAATCTTTTTTCCATACGATGGTGAGCCTTTCAAGACAATACAGGTGAAACGCCTGTGCAAGGAATTTCACTTCTACGTACAATTAGAAATACAATAGGATATGAGTAGAGAAAAAAGAATTGTGGAAATAACGCCAGGGCGAATGATTCCAGGTGGTCGAATGACAGAGTGCCTCGAAAGCCAAGGACATAGTTGCCCATATTGTCAAGGAAATGGGTACCACTGGCAAGAGGACGAGTATCAAGAGCGGTATAAAAAGGAATGCCCGATATGCAAGGGCAGCGGTAAGCTCAATGCCGTTGTAACTATTGAGTGGAAAGTAAAAGAGTAATATATGGACGTTTTAAGTTACAAGTCGATAATTCCGAACGATAAGCCCGACTGGCTGCTTCGATTGCAAATGGAAATCAGTCAATCCTATGCGTTGAGAGGTATGGAAGACACTCCCGAAGAGTGGCAAGAGCTGAAGGGTTTCATAGATGATTTTATCAACAAGCTCTACGTTCGCAAAGACGTAAGAATAAGAAGCGAGATAACCTCCTATCTTATGAAAGAAGATGGGCAGACGCAGCTCCTTATAAAGAGAAACGGCAAGTTACTTCAGAGTTATTACATTAAAAAACAAAAAATATGAAAATCTTAGATGAATTGAAAAAGCGATTGCAGGTGTGGCACGAACAGCGTGCTGCAAGCATAGAGTACAAGCGTCAGATACAACTCGACGCAGAGGCACGTGAAGTCGTGCAGGTAATGGAATTCAACGGCAGGCTGTACATCTGTGTACACGGCAAACCACTGT